GCTGCGTAGCCGGTGAATGTTACCGTGTCGCCTTTTTTCTCAATCCATCGCTTGAACGCATTATCGCGCCACGCGAATGCTTCGTCGTTGCTGATGTCCTGCAGCACGTCGATGGCTCGCAGTCGCTTGACTGACAGCGACAGCCGCTGCCCTTCCGGCAACGCATCGTTGCCTTTCCATTTGGGGGTGTACCTGAACTCACTAATGCCGCCAAGTTCCATACGGGCTATCTCTCCAGATAAAAAGGGCCAGGGGGGGGCAACGCGCCCGACAGTCGGAGAAACTGCCGAACCGTGGAGCGGCCCTGGTACTCGCGCTGCCCCTGTAATGTGTGGGCCACCGGATTACAGATACGTGAGCGTGAACTCGTTTTCTTTGGATGTCGCTGTGCTGGTCAACGCCGTGAACGACATGGCGCACTCAATTAGACCGTCGCCGGAACTGATCGAAGGTGTGTCAATTTCAGCCTTGGGCATCGCAAGCCGACAGATTGAACCGGCAACGGTGCCGATGTTTAGCTGGATGTTTTGCGCTGTCTTGTTGGCTGATTCGCCGCGCAGGATGTTGTAGTTGGCGTTGTCATCTACGAGAAACGACAGGCTGCCGGTGACGCTTCGGCCCTCGGGCAGAATCACGCCCGATGGAATCGCCGCACCGAAGTTCCGGTCGAACAGGCCAATGCCGGTGCTCATTGACACGCTGCCGCTGATTACGCTGATGGTGCTGCTGCCGCCATCAAGGGACAGTGAACCCGCCGTGCCATACAGCGGATCGCCGCCCACAGTGGCCGCTGGTAGAAACGGAATCACGGCGTCATTGTCTGACCACGAAGCTGCAGCGCCGAGCGTAAGAGTTTGCCCTGACACGGCGGTGATCTGGAGCCCTGCTCCGCTGTTGTCGTCGCTGCCGACTTGCACCACGCCGTATTTGCCGTAGAAATCGCCATCGTCAACGATCAATGCCGTTGCTGTTGACCCTGCGCCATTGGCAGCATCGGTGCCAGCCCACAGCATGTCGTATCCCACGCCGCTGATATCAATGGTTGCAAATCCGTCGCCGCTAAAACTGAACGTGACGTTTTGAATCACGCCCCCATATACGCCCTCGAGCACGCCCTCAAGTTTGCGATACACTGACAACCCTAAAGCACTCGGGTCTTTGAGCAGTGTGTATACGTCAGACGTGGACGAGTTGTTTGTGTATGTGCCGAACGCGTGCTTGAGCAGCAGCGTGTAGTCAGGCGGCGTGCCGGCTGTGCCGCTTGGCCTGTTCACCAGGCTGATGCTGAAATTGCACGTCTTGCGACCGGAAATCCGGTCCTGCAATGATCGCGTATTGGTGCGCTCTGGCACCTCTGGGCGGTCATAATTTGGAGTGATGTCGAATGTCGTGACGCGGAATGCGTCTGTTGCGGCTGGTACAACTGCTGTGCCGATGGTCGATTCGGCAACCGCGTATGCAACCTGTTCCTCGCCGTACTGAAATGCCATGATATTGCCTCGCTGTTACGCGGAAACCTGCACCAGGAATCGCAATTCTGCGCGTTTCTCGATGCTTGGTTCGTCCACTTCAAAAAGTTCGCTGTATGCTGCGCCTGTGAATGCCAAGTAATTAGCGTTTACCGCGCTGCTCACGGTGAGTCGCCGCTTGGCCTCGAGCGTTTCGATGATGCCCCTGACAGTGCGCTCGGTTTTCACTGTCAGCAGTTCAGCCGGCGACAGGCTTGACGTGCGTGCCTTGCCCCGCATTACCAATTCGATGCCGATTTCGTGCGTGTATATAGCTTCCTGTTCGCCGTGTTCCCTGTCCCACGTTGTTTCTATCGCCATGACGGTCAGGGCTGGCAGTCGCTGGCCCTGGTGCCGTTCCTGTGGCGCGAGCCACACCTTGGCGATGTCGTCGAGCACTTCGTCGCCGGTCGCACTCATTTCTGTATCTATCGAATCCAGAATCGCAGCCAGATCAGCCTCGATAATCGTCTTAATGGCTGTTATGGCGTCCTCTGGATTGCGTGTGCCTGCCACTATCTGCGCCCCTTGCGGCCAATGGGCAATGACTCTGCGACGATTTCGGACACGCGCTCTTCGACTCGACGAGTGACAATGAACAGTGGGCGCGCTGGCATGTGCTTGGTGCCTTCTTGGTGGTAGCCTGCAATCTTTGACTTAGAGCCAACAGTCAGCGTCTTGCCGCCGAACCCAATCTTACGTATGTGGTCGCTGTCTTTCGTATCGGTCATTGACCTCACTGTGTCGCCACGCACAACCAGCATGGGGCGCCCAGGGTATCTTGCAGCCTTGTATCTGGCGTATCGTGGTGATAGAGGTGTGTAATCACCTCGCTGGCCGTGAGTTATCTGCCGCCTGGCCTCGTTGGCGACGTAGGCGTCAACACGTCCAGCCGCATTCGTGCGCTTGAACGGGCGCGACAGGCGGCGAGCGTAAGCCATGACGTTGCGCTGCAGCGCTTCGTCGCCCGTGATAGTGATTTCAATGGATTCGCTCAATTTGATTCACCTGCTGACGGTTTCCCATTCTTCAGCTTCTTCTTGCTGGATACCTTCTCGGAAGGCTTCAGAATCAGCGCGGTGACAGCCAGGTTGAACGCTGGCCCGAGCTTGTCGTCGGTGCGCAGGTCACAGACCCCGATCACGTTGGCCCATCGTAGAGCGTGGGCACTCTGATCTGCATCGGGGTCAATTACACGGTCGATTTCTGCGCCAACCTTTTCGATGAGCACGTCGTCATTGTCTCCCGTAAATAAAACAGGCGAACCGTCAGGCTGAATCGTGCCAATGAGGTCGCCGCGAGTGCAGTAAGCCATGTCGTTTATGCCCTCAACAGTCGAGCAGACCCAATCGTCTGCGTCTGTGATACCTTGTCGGCGCCCAATAAGACAATGGCGCCACCGCTGATCGCATTGAACAGCCGGTCACGCTCTGCGACCAGCGGGCCGACAATCGCATCATCGGCGTCAGGTCCGTAAGCAGCTCGCACCGTCATCACTGCTGCGCCGTGTGCGTTCAGATTCTTCAGCACGTTGGCGCCACCTGCTGCAGCCGTGTATGTAACGACGGCGCCAGATGCGGCTCTTTTCTCAAGCGGGGGCGTGATGTCGAACGTGATTTCATTGTCGTCGTCTACCTCACGACGAGAGAACACCATATATCGCTGCGAGTCGCCGCTGATGGTGAGCCAGTCGCCCAAGCCTGTGACGCCTGTCAGCGTGCCGCCGCTGCCAATTAGAATGAGGTAGGTGTCACCCTCAGAGAAGATGCCAGACGTGACGATGTTGCCAGCAGATACAGCCAACGAACCACCCGCCTGACTGACGGGGTGTGCGTAGTTTGCGCCGACCAGCATGCCGCCGATTTCGCCGAAATACTGCGTGATGAAGCCTTCAACCTCTGTTGTGCTTGGGTCGCTGTTGGCGTCGATGGTCATTTCCTGAACCAACGCGGCCACGTCAGCGGCTGCACAATAGCCGTCGGTTGATAGGGTGATTGCCATCTACTCGACCTTGTCCTTGCGGCGCAGTCGTCGCTTGGGCACTGCGTCGCGCTTGTGCAGATTCGCGTCGAAGTCATCAGAATTGATGACGACGCGCTCGCCGTCGCTGATGCGTGTTACTTCAATGGTGGGTTTTTCCACGGTCGGACCTCGTCTCTTCGCGGTGGTAGCGGGAAGCAGGGACGAGTCGAAACCCGTCCCTGCTCCACGAATCGTCACAGCAGGGGATTTACCCTGCGATGCGCACTGCGAACTCAGGCCGGACAGTCACGACGCCGAACAGCACGTCGAGTCGCCACGTCCACTGGTAGTACTCTCGAGTCACGCACACCCGAATCGGAATGCCGCTGATCGGGTCGGTGACCACCATGCTGACCTCGGCGTCGCCCGCTTGCACCTCGTCGGGGCGCGCAAATGCATAGCCGAAAGCCTGGGAGTTGAACGCGAGATTTGCCACGTGGTCAGGGTTGGAAGTTGCCCCGTCCTTGAACGTGATGACCGCATTATTGGCCCACGCGACCTTACTGGCTGGAGTAAACGCCATGCCGGCGATTGCGTTACCCGAGGCCGTTGCGGCTGTGCTCACGGTGTACTGCTGCGTGTCGCCTGCCACGGTGAAGATGTCACCGACAGCCACTGCCAGCGTGAGCGATGAGTCGTCGATATCGACGGTAGATTCGCCAACCGTATAAGAGGAGTCGTTCACCTTGGCGAGCATTCCAGTGCCGTTGGTGAGCGTGCCTGATGTATGCGTCTTGACATTCTGGTTCATGTGCCACGTGGCGCCCATCGCGGAACCGACCAGACCGCTGTCGATGGTCTGTGAAGAACCGCGCTGCTCTGCGTTGCGGAACTGCGCCAGGTTCATGGCATTGGCTTCAGCGTCGGCGTCGAGCACGATGTGTCGATCACCCATCGGGGCGAGCTGTGCGTTGAGCAGTTTGCGACCGTCGCGCCATGCGCTGGCGTCAGATGCAAATGGTGTGGTGCCGTTCGTGCCGCTGGCGCCATACACGTCTTTGTAGAGGTCGAGCAAGTAGCCGTCAAAGTCGTTGCCGATTGCCTTAAAAGCCTCTGACATCTGCAGCGGTACATAGGAACTGTCAGCGTTGATCTGCGTCAGCTCCTTGTCAGTCAAGTAGAAATCCGTGCCACGCCAGGTGTTGACCGTCAACGTGACGGAATCAAGTGCGTGATCGGTGTTTGACGGAGGCGTGTTCGACGGCGTGATGGCAGCAACAGCCTGCGCTGCGCCCTTGGGAATGGTTACGCTGTCGCCCTGCTGCGAACCGTTCCCAAACATGTGCGAATAGTTGGTCGTCAGTTGGGGGGTGATGCAGTTTTCACGCAGAGCGGGTAAGCCGGCTGCGATTACTTTTGGTATTGCTGCTGATACGGTATTTGCCACGGTGGAGCTCCTTGCCGTTGTAATAGACAGATGATTGAGCCGTGTATGTCGTCGCCTCGGGCG